TCTATTGCATGAACGGCTCTTGTTGCCTGGTTCCTTGTTTTATAAAGTTCCCGCAGGATAATTCCATTTCTCATTCTCCAGCTTCCTTTGTGCAATGCACCTTTAATTGTTACAGTTTATAGAACGGCAATAACGGCCTTGGCAAGCGCCGCTATACAGGCCCAGAATATTACAATCACACCTGCGGCCTGCGCCCATCCAATGATCTGCCAGCCCAGCTCTTCCAGCCTATCCCATTCTCGATCTCCATTATCTATTCGCATTTTGACTCCTCCAAGCGAGGCTGGCCGCACACAACTCTCTATATATTGTGTGCGGCCAGCTTGCTCTCTTTATGGATTAAAGTTTATGAACCCGTTTCACCTCGGCAAATATATCATCTCCATTCACTCGATGGGAAACAGTGACATTAGCCATCCGCCCTTCCAGCATAGAGAATGAAAAGGTTTGCCCCTCCTCGTTAAGTCCAAGGGCCTCTCTCAACTTGCCAAGGCCAATGTTGCGGCCCTTGCTGGTATCGAGTTTCCCCGAATCGGTGAGGTCAAGCATGAGTCCCTGCTTCACGCTAACCTTATCCCGATTGCAAATACGCTTTACCTCTTCATCTTGAATTTCCCAGATAAGGTCGAGAGCCAAACCGCCCTGGCTTGGATCGTCTTTTTTCTTCCATTGGCGCAATTCCACCTTGGAGATTGAGGCGGGGTAAGTGTCAGCTGGGCAAGGGGTGATTTCAGTGTCAAGGGTGGTGTTGATTTCGGTGTTTAAGAAGTCGTTTACATCAAACATGATTTAGCTCCAATTTTGAGTTTTGAGTTGAATTGATTTTCCACTTGGGCTTGATATTGCTTAGAGTTGTTTGTATCGTTCCGCTCGGTTCCTCCATTTATCAATTATCAGGGCAAAGTCTTGGGGATTAGTTCCAGAGAGGGGAAGATTGCGGGTCTTCACATCTGCTTGAGGATTACTAACATCCCAGTACCACTTGTTTACATTTCTAACGCAGAGAATAACATCGGAGAACATTGGCGGGAGCTTGGGGGGGAGTTTCACCCCAAGAGTGGATATTGAAATCTTCGTCCCGCCAAGGATCACATCAACTTCCCGCTCCACATGAGCAATCAACACGGTGTGGCAGATGCAATTATCACACAGCCCCCGCAAGAAGTTTTCCAACAGGTTTTGAGCAAGCCCCCAATCCTTTTGATCTCTATCGGCTTTGCCCCCCACCACACTCTTCATGGCGGCATTGCCCAGCCCCGTCAAGCCATCAATAACAATAGCTTTATCAACTCCAAAAGAATCAACACATCCATAGCGGCCTCCCTTGTCATCCACCACATCGTTGAAGGTGCGGAGGAATTTTTCAAATTGATTGTACTTGGATTTGTTCGGGTCAGTGACCTTTTTCAATGCCTCGTATGATAGCTTATTTACTAAATTAACGCTATCAGCCATTTCAAGCCAACTTGCGCTTGGGGTCTTGACACGGATTATATGCAGGTTGGCTGGAATGGGGAGGTCTCGATCTGCCCAGAATCCGAGCAGCGATTCGGTTCCACTCTCAAAGGCAAAATAAAACACTTCTATCCCCGTTTCCACCAGCGTACCGATTGAATGGGTCTTGCCAGTTCCCGCTGGCCCCATTAACATTACATTCACTCCAGGAAACTGGCTAGCGCCTTCAACTTTTTCCATTCTCACTCCTTTCTATTTGCTTGATCATTAATAATATCTCCCGATGCAAGAGCTCCAACGGGAGGCCCAGGTTGCGGCGGGGGAGATAGGTGTCCCAGATTGAGCCAGGGATACATCGCTGAGCTGTAGCGGGTTGGCATCTGGAACAGCATCCTCCAAGCGATAGCCACAGCCGTTCCCCATCCAGCACCTCTCTCGCAAACACATCTCCACAAAACATGCAAAAGTGGGCGTGATTGAAGGAGCCCTCCGGCCACTCGATGGGAAGTCCAATATACATCTTCCCCTCCACGATATAGGTGCGGCTTGCTATTTCCAACTTGCTTCCCACTCCTCCACCGGAACCTCTCGATGCTGCATAGGATCCCACACCCGCCTGGAGAACTCGCTATCCAACACCTCCAGTGCAATATCAGGGCGGCTCTTACATACATGACGGAACTGGCACCCCCCGTATTCGTTACAAGCATAGTTGAGATTGTATCCCCAGTCCCCAATGGAGTGGCAATTCAACATTTCGATAATAGTGCGCTGGGTTTCCTTCTCCCATCGCTCAAGCTCCCATTCACTTCTATATGTGATGGCTTGTAGAGTGTCATACTTGGTCTTGAGAATGGAGACTCCTCGCACCAGCGTACCGGATACGGGGATGCCGGCTTGACGTGCCGCCCAGCTATAGCCAGTGAATTGACTTCGCAAGTCCCATTGGTATAACCAACTGTTTCCTAGCTGGCTGGTGGTTTTATCATCCAGCAACATGCGGGCACCAGCGAACTCCACCAGCATATCGGCTCGACCGGAAAAGATAAGGGGGTCTCCGGATAGAGGATGGAGAAGTGGGAGGGGTTCGGCGAAAGAGAACTCGATTCCCCGCTTACCATTGGGGAGTTCGATTGGCTTGGCCGTGTCGAACCCTAGCGGGTAGTTTGCGAAATAGAACTCCAGGGCACCAAGCATCCGATCGAGGGATTTGGCACTCCCCGCTGGACACTCGAAATCCCCATAGGTTTCCATCAAGGCCCTGGCCCCCTTGGCTTCGCTATCCTCAACACTGCACCCCCCTTCGAAAAAGGCTTTGCGGGCCACCTCTAGCCCCTTAGCATAGGCTCCGCCAGCTCTCAAATGCACGGATTCCTGCTTGGGTTTATAGTGCAGGATATAGGTCATATAGAATCGACGGGGGCAAGAGTGGAAATCCGCAAGCATGGAGCTATCAATTACATGCGGGAATGGGGGTGGAGGAGATGGATTGATTCTTGGGTTCATAGCAGGTCCTCCAGCATCTTGTCGCTGTCGATTGGGGTGGATTTGGCTTTGCTCTTGCTAGCGGCGGCGGGCTTGCTTGCGCTGGCCACTCGTTGCGCTCGAAGATGAGCGATAATTTCCCTGGATTCCTCCAGGGTGAGGGTTCCGGCGAGCGCCTTACTCCTCCACATATCCAGTTTTGATTGAAGGTCTAGTTCCATTTCTATTTACTCCTTCCCAGGAACAGTTTGTCGGTTGCCCGAGTGCAGGCTACATAGAGGCACTTGAAAGCCTCTTGCCTATCCGAGTTCCCCAAAATGTCGTTCCAATCAACATAGGCTTCTCGATAGGTGGAACCCTGCGCTCGGTGTGCTGTTATTGCATAGCCGTGCTTGATTTGATGAAATGTATCCATGTATTCCCAGAACTCTTTCCAGAGCTTGGGGTAGCCTCGAGCCGCATCGCTTTTCTCCTTGCGGATGCGCTCGAAGATTGGGGCGCTCGAAGGATGCACCAATTGAAGTGTAATTCGCCGGTTGGTGTCAAGCATCACCTGGAGCATGGTGCAGAGGATTGGGTAGCTGGAATGCTGGGAGGTGGAGATATCCTCAATCTCCCCCTCCTCGTTGGTATTTGCAAGCAAGTCCCCGTTCTCGTCCATGGCAGGGGCAGTGAGCAGGATTCGATCACCTGGAAGCCATTTGAACTTATCAGCCTCTATAAAAAGCTCCCTCCGGATAATAGTGTTGAGCTTGTCAACGGTTATGTTGCGCCAAGCGATTGCTTTCACGTTTTCCCCGAATTGCTTGGAGCGGGCGGCGGCCTGGAGGCGGGGGATGAAGTCTCCCTCACAATTCCACACCCCTTCCAAGGAATCATTGTCGCTAGCGATAGAGAGGCTAGGGGCTGGATGATAAACCTTGTCCCGAATGGAGGTGGCAAAGCGCAATAAGGCGTTGTCGAATCGCATAACCTGCTCCAGTTCACAACGCTCTTGAATAGACTCCCAAACGGGGCTTGCCAACTCGCCAACAGGCGGGAGCTGATAGCGGTCTCCCATGAATATCCAGCGAATCTTGCGATATTGTCCTGCCGCCCTTTCCACCTCCGCCCAGAGTTGACTTCCCATCATGGATACCTCGTCCACGATTATCAAGTCCACATCCTTGAGCTTGATTTGGTTGGCTGATTTGAGTTTCTTGACCTCCCCACTCGCCTCAAGCCGCAATCCCAGCAAGCTAAAGGTGGTTTTACAAACAGGGTAGAATCCTGGAATCTTGATTGTATCTTCAAGCACCTTCACCGCCTTGTTAGTGGGTGCGGTGAACACGATGGAGCTCTTGGGGAATCGACTGGCAAGGGTTTTGATGCAGGTGGTTTTTCCCGTTCCGGCGCTTCCCGATAGAAGGAAGAAGGGGGAAGGGGGATTGGGATGGTGGATAAAGACCTCCATCCGGCGGATTGCTTCTAGCTGTTCAGTGTTTAAATTCATTCAGGTTCCCCTTGCCCTTTCGGGTGTCGATTTGCAATATCGAGGAAGGCCTCTACATCCGGCCAGCCCCCCTCTTCTCTATCAAGTTGTTGATCCTCCATATCTCGCTCAATCAATCGCTTGATATAACGACTCCAAGCCCCGTGGGGGACTCGGCCCTCGAGTTGGCTATAGAGGTGAATATCTACCTGAGCGACCAGCGTTTCAGGAATGGAGATGGTTTTTTCAATCGGGCGAATTGTTAGTCGTGGCTTGGCCATCCCGCCTCCTCCAAGAGCCGTTGCTCTTGTCTGCTATCCAGCTGCTTGGCGTCCTGGAGAAAGCCAAGGGCCCTTGTGATATCCCCGTCGGCCAGCTCGATATAGCGATTGAAGTAGGCCTGGAGGATTTGGAAGCCCTCTTCCTCTCGCCGGCAGTTGTGGATATGAGCCTCGATGCTATCTACAACAGTTTGCCTGGCAGACCTTGATTCCGTGTAGAGCTTGTTGTAGCTTGTCCAATCTTCCATGTCCCGCTCCCATTTAGCAATCTCGGCACCGCAAGCGTTATATGAATCGCTGGATGGAATGGAGAGCCGCTCGAGCTTTGGGAATTCCCAACTGGAGGGCTCAAGGGGATAATACCGTGCGGAAACCCCGTATCCATC